CTTACGGGGCCCCTGGTGCTGTGTGATCACACCCTTAGAAATAAGGGTATTTCCGGAGGTAAACCTCCGGGGATCCGACCACGCTACTTTCTGCCCTTTTTGCTGGAGAGAGGAGGCGTTATGCCCCGAGTACGGAAACGGGCCATTACAGATTGGAAATCCTTAATCTGTAACTGGACCTACCGTGATCGGTCGCGTTTCGTCCCTCTCAGTGGACCTCCACATGCATGGGGAGCTTGGAGCGGTTCTTCTACTCCAAGCACCGTGCCTGTGACGGTCACAGCATCTAGGGGTCGACAGGAAACTGTCGACGAGTCTCATCCCGCCTGGCGCAGTTCGCGAAAGCCAACTGCCCAGGATGGCGACTATGGTGGGGCGTTCGATTCCACATCGTCTGGGGTTACCATCTCTGATGGTATTCCTAGGCTTTGTAAGGGATCGTACATTGACCAGAGTCAGTATGAGCGGGAGGTTGTATACTCCGGCTCATTTCTGGCCTGTAACCCCAACATAACTCCTCCCACTGTCGTTCATAGTAATTTGAACGCATTGGGAACGGAGGCTGTTGCTCGGTGTAAACCGACCAACAACATCGCTAACGTCGCGACTTCTCTGGGTGAACTCTTCCGTGAAGGCTTGCCCAAACTTGCGGGCTTGGCTTCATGGGAGAGCAAGACTCTTGCCGCCAAAAGCGGTCAAGAGTACTTGAACTCGGAGTTCGGTTGGAAGCCCCTTGTCGGTGACATTCGTTCCGTGGCATATGCTACGGCGAATGCCCACCGCATTCTTTCTCAATATGAGAAGAATGCAGGCAAGGTGGTTAGACGTCGGTATGAGTTTCCTGAAGTAGTAAATGTAGAAACGGGGAACCTCGGTCCATACAATGGATGGGTTTATTCCAATGGATGGAACGAGGCTGCTCTCCGTGACTACAACCGGCCAATGCCAAACCTCCGCTACATTACGACCACGACTCGAAAATCGTGGTTCTCAGGTGCGTTCACGTATCACTTGCCAACCGGCTACAAAAGCCGGAATAAGCTTGTGAGCATGGCCGCTAAAGCCGGTCCCTTGTTGGGACTCGAGCTTACGCCTGATGTAGTGTGGAGTTTGACTCCTTGGTCGTGGGCCCTCGACTGGTTCTCCAATTCAGGAGATATTGTTTCAAATCTCTCTGATTGGGCCAGCGATGGTTTGGTGATGAAGTATGGGTATGTCATGGAAACAGTTCGTTCCGAGACTACCTATTACTTGGATGGCGGATCTCAGTATAATTTTACTGGGAACCGCTTCCCTAGCACGGTGACTGTTTGGAGTGAATCCAAGCGTCGTCGTGCAGCATCGCCGTTCGGGTTCGGCGTCTCCTGGGAAGGAATGACGCCACGCCAATTGGCAATTAGTGCCGCGCTCGGTTTGACTCGAGCGTTTCACTAGTGATCCCACGACTCCGGGCCAGGTGCTCGGGGTATTCAACCCACGAGCACTAGGAGTGATGCCTAATGGCATTTACAGATCCTCAGACCGTCACTATCTCTGCGGTGACCACGCCTCTCCCTCGTACTTCTATCGAGGGTGACGAGGTCACCTACCAGAGTGCGGATGGTCTCATTCAGATGATTGCTTCGCATGACTATGCGAAGCGTAATCGTCATCTGCTGAGGCTCAACCACTCGAAGCTGACCGCGGACCCGTTTATCCCGGCAGAGAACGTCAAGGTGTCGATGTCTTGTTACATCGTCTTTGACGTTCCTCCTGCGGGATACACGAACGCGGAACAGCTCGCTGTGTACACGGGCTTCAAAACCCAGTTCACGGCGTCGACGGATGCGCTCATCAGCAAGTTGCTCGCTGGTGAGTCGTAAGAGGCCTGAGTTAAAACTCAAAGGCGAAGCCCTCTTCCCACACTTAGGGAAAGAGGAAATCGACTTTGTGTTTGAACCTCAGAGAGCTGAGGAGACAGACTACGGTAGTGGGATTACCTTCAATGTGAGAGTCGGCCCTAAGGTCGCTCTCGCATTTGCGGGTATCTTTGCTAACCTAGTCGTCATGCTTGTCGACCTTCTACTTAGGATCGTTCTCCCATGATATGGCTTTATTGCATATCTCTGGGTACTTTCCTATATAGTTGGACCGATGGGCATGGTCCCCTCAGTCTTCTACTCCTCGTGGTTTCAACTGTCGCAACCCTCGCGTATTACTCGGAAGAGTAATATAGAAGGAGGCATGGACCTTCGGGTTCATGCTTGACGGTTGAGTAAGTGTCACTAGGCTAAGGAAAGATAACCTCTATGAGGAGGGTCTTTGAAAAGCCTGATGTCACTCTGGATCCGGATGGCTGAGGAATCGGCCATCCTATGCCACACAAGCGCCACTTCTGACATTAATACGGTCAGAAGTCGGATCGAACATGAGGGGCTATCGTTTCTAACGATAACCCTACCAGACCTTGGAAAAGCTACCCAAAAGTGGCTTGACCAGGGCGAGGTGGGAATCCACCCTTCCTTTAATAGAGGAAGGGGAAGTCTCCCCGTATTTTTACGAGGTTTCTTCTCCCGTGTGTTCGACCGGAAAACGGGCGTGTTGCTCGATGATCCTTGCATCGACTCAATCATCGCCATTCGTCAGCTAACGCTGATGTTTGGTAAGATTGAGCTACCTTGTACGCCCGCCAGGGTGCACAAGGCGATGCTCGGTTACGTCGAGTGTGAGAAGGAAGTCCGACAAGTGGACATGAAGCTCACCGAGAGAGATCTCGATGAGTTTCAATCAATGTCCGACTTGCTGTTTAGGGAAGTGTTCACCCAAATGGACAGAGATGTCTATTATGGAGAACTCCTACCTAAACATGGTCCCGGAGCGACTGCCGAAAAACTTACTGCAAATGGTAAGTATCGTCAGTCTACCTGGACCCGTCGACTCGAGGAGGTTTTACCCTCCAACGAGTACCTTATCCCGAATTCTCGATTTTCTGAGGATTTGGATAAGGTGCACTTCCTCGAACCCGGTTCGGAGTTGCCCGTGAGGGTCATCTCCGTCCCTAAAACGCTCAAGACACCAAGGATCATTGCTATTGAACCTGCGTGTATGATGTATACACAGCAGGCTCTCCTGCAATGTTTCCTGTCTGCCTTCAGAAGGGATGAACTCCTTCGTGGGCTAATCGGCTTTGACGACCAGGGCCCTAATCAGGCTTTGGCTTGTCAAGGTTCGGTTGACAACCGAACAGCTACACTCGACTTGAGTGAAGCATCCGACCGTGTCTCGAATCAGCTCGTAAGGCGGATGGTCTCTCGATGGCCTCATTTGCACAAGGCTATCGATGCCACTCGTTCTCGACGGGCTGACGTACGAGGCGTCGGAGTAATCCGACTTGCCAAGTACGCGTCTATGGGTTCAGCGCTCTGTTTTCCCGTGGAAGCGATGGTCTTCACGACCATCATCTTCTTGGGGATTCAGAGGTCGCTCAACACGACCCTGACCCGAAAGGACATTAAGTCCTTTTTGGGCTCGGTGCGCGTCTACGGTGACGACTTGGTCGTTCCCGTAGATCACGTGTCGTCGATCGTGCAGACGCTCGAGCATTTTGGTGCTCGAGTGGGTCTGGACAAGTCTTTCTGGACCGGAAGGTTCAGAGAGTCTTGTGGGAAGGAGTACTTTAATGGACATGACGTATCACTCGTCAAGGTCCGGCAAGTTCTTCCTTCCACGATCGCAGACGCTACAGGTGTAATCTCGGCCGTTTCTCTTCGTAACCAGCTTTACCTAGCTGGCTACTGGAGGACGGTCGGGTGGTTGGATAAGCACCTACGGAGAATGCTAAAGCATTTCCCCGCAGTGGCGCCAACCTCACCTGTGCTAGGCAGGGTTTCAGCACTCGGTTATCATACCGAGAGACTGCACCCAAGCCTGTTTAGCCCACAAGTTCGGGGCTATGTCGTACAGGCCAAAGCGCCCAGCGATGAGCTGGACGGTACTGGTGCCTTGCTTAAGTGTTTACTTAAGCTGGAATCCGAGAACAGGGGTAACCCCCTCCGGCATTATGCCGAGGGCGTTCCTTGTTATCGGCCCGGCACGGTTCGCGAGAGCGAACCTTCCTCTTGGGCGCCACCCGAGAGACAAGATGAGAAACACTTGGAGCGTTCTGGACGCCCCGAGCGCGTCGGCATCAAGCTCGGATGGTGGCCATCCCACTGAGGGATGGCGAGGTCTCTTTGACCTTGTGGGGAGAGCCAAATGTGGGAGCTTCGTATATAGCTCCCATCCCATAGAAATATGGGACTGCTCTTAGTGGTGTGGTAACACACCACAGGGGACTGCGCCTTGGCAGCGCAC